AAAACCATAGAAAGTGGTAATCCTGTAAATACTGGTGGATCTGTTAGACCTACATCGGGATTAGCCTACCCTCGTAAAACGTGATCTAAGGAGAATTGAAACTAATGAAACCTAGCGATATATTGAACGATCGCGTTAAAGAGGCGATCGTTCGGGATTGTACGATCGACGTTAATAATGAACGTTGCGGTTTCGTATTGAAAGATTTATCAGTTATTCCTGTTACTAACATATCTGAAAAACCAAACGATTCTTTTATACCAGAACAAGAATCATTTGATCGCTATGAAGACGATATTATAGCGATCTATCATTCTCACAATACAGAATACACACCTGGGTATTTGTCATTAAGAGACATCGAACAATCTAGATCTCATCAAATACCCTATATTATGTATCACACTACATTTGATATGTGGGATATGTTTGATGCTGACTATATATATCCTTATCCATTAAGAGAACCTGATAATTATGGCACCTTAGATTATCTATTAAATGTACCATTTTCTTGGGCTAGAGCTGATTGTGCTTGGCTCATAAGAGCGTATTATAAAATGTTTTTTAATTTTGATATAACTGATTATCCAAGACCGTTGGGCGATGATTGGTATAAAGAAGCTAGTAAAAGTAGTAAGGATGGAATGTATTACGATCTATTACTAAATCATCCAGGGCTGACACAAGTTAATACTGAAACCCCTAAAAAAGGGGATATCGTACTAATGCGATCGTTCGGTAGTCGTGTAGCCAATCATAGTGGTGTAATTGTAGAATCTGCTACAAGCGATCGTTATGCTACTATATTACACACGTTAGAATCGGGTACTTTCAGCCGTGTTGACCTATGGAGCGGTCCTAGATGGCATACAGGACGTTTACATTCTGTATGGAGATTATCTCCTAGATAGTGTAGGAAAGGCACTTGTTGGCAATAGAAGATTATTACCAAAACGTAGTTTACAAGATCTTATTGATTTACCGCATTCGTCTTTTGTGGGATCTGCTGTAGCTTGATCAGCTAACGTGAACATATTCGTTCCTGTATATCCACACTCAGGGCCTCTATATTCCCATACACAAGATCGCAGTGCATATCTACTAGGTAAAGTAGCTTGACCGAATTCTAATGGCGATGAGCCCTCAAATGTTATTTGCATCCAAGGTTCATAAGATATTACTCTACTTATTATGTAATCTATTTCTTGTAACTTTGCAGTAGAATCTGGTGTAGATCCACCATCTGTGAATCTAAATTTTGTTCTTATTATTTTTAGAGAAGAACCTTCTAGTCCATCTACAGAGTCAATTAAATTTGATATAACACCATTAGGATCGCCAACATTGATTTCTAATCTTGGTACAGGACCAGTAGATGTAATTTCTATTGTTTTATGTGTAACAGGGATTAGACTTATGCTACCACCCCAAGAAACTTGTTGATTAGAGAAGCGAAATACATCGAATGGATTATCAGGATTAAAATCCCTCAATATGTATATATAAACGTCACTAGATTGATCTAAGCTTATTAAAGACTGTTTGAATTGTGTCATGCTGCGATTATACCTAAACGTCTGTTAAAAGATAGATATAGATTTTGTGTAGCACCTGCGATCGCTGGTGACGATTCTACATATTGACTTATACCACCATTTAGTAAGACACTTGCTACACGGATATAGTAAGTGCCACTAGACAGATTTTCTATTATCAACTCACTAGTAGACACCGACAATATGGGCGACCACGAACCCGTAGCACCTCGTTTCCATTGGACTTGATAAGAAGTTATAAAAGATCCGCCCGTTTCGGGTTTACTCCATCGTCCTATTAATTTAAATACATTAGCGCTTTGTTCTACAAAACCGACACCTAAATTTATAGGTGGTGGTGGTATAACAGGAATTTCTTCTTCTTTTTCTGTGGATTCTAACTCCCATCCATTTTCAATTATATTGAATTTGTCTTCTCGATATTCGGTAGCCAGAATTTCTATCAAACCACTGTCTTCAGCGTCTACTTTTATTACTTGTACTCTATATTTTTTTGTATTTATAACGTCTATAAACCAGTTAGATTCTTGTAGCGGAATTGTAGTAAAAGGAGTTGATACTTGTATGGTATCCGTAGAACCTGCCCCGTTACTAATCGTCTTAGTTTCTATTGTTAAATCTGGCATGGTGCAAGTTATAGAATAACCTGACGCATTTGGTAATATTATTTCTTGATCTAATTCTATCGTTGTACTTGTAGCTGATGTTATCAAACCGCCATAACGTTTTTTAGATCGCTTCCAATCTATGACGTTTATAATATCACCAGGTCGTACAAAAAGCCCAATTAATCTACATTTGAAGGATACGGTTTCTGTTTCTAGGAAATTAGAATAAACCTGATAACGTCCTTGTCTATAGGCTTGACCTCTAGATGTACATCCATAAGCTGCAAAATCAGTTTCTCTATAACCAAATTTTTTAAGAGTGTCTTGTACTTCTATTGATTCTACTGTTTGTCTATAGTAATCATCTGGATCATTCCATGTTACATAAGCGACTGAATATCTTGTTTGTATATCAGTTGATGAGTAACTGAACATACCGTTTTCTACATCAGCATTAGTAAATTGTTGAATAACATCACTAGGTTTATCCTGCCAGAATTTTAAGCATGTGCCATCCCAATAATAATGAGAATTACAAGCACTCAAAAATCCTTCTAATACTTTATGTGCGGCTTCTCCTTGTTGAAGTACAGTATTACATCTAAATCTACGTTCTGTACCACCAAAACCATTAGTTACAAACTCATTATTATATCTAGATATGTCATATAGATCATACGAGGACACCTGACAAGAATCTATCTGTTTACCTAAACCATAACGACTATTAGTTAGAATGTCATATAACTGCCACACCGGATCAGATGTCGCTATGGGTGGCTCATAAAGAGTACCATCCCATATCCCACTGAAGTCCAAGCCGCGATCTGTGTCGTTAACTACAGCATTACTAGGAATGGCTACAGTCCTACCACCGATCTTATACCCTCTTTGTGGTTCACTAGAGAATTGTTCTGCGTCAAACTCAGCGCTCACTACAGCCGTATGAGCATAATTTATCTTGGTATCATTTACGACAGTGGTGTAACTTACAAATTGAATAGTATTCTGTAAATTACTGTTAGGTGTTGGTTCTTGTACTAACTTTTCTACTCTTATAGTGATAGGTCTTGAAAAAGTTGTATACGCGATCGGTATATTGTATTCAAACTCTGTAGCACTAGAAAATTTTACTGTGCGATCGTCGGAATGAACTGTTGCAACACCACCAATATCGGTTAATTGTATTCTGAACGCCATCCGACTCGCAACTACGTCACCATCTTCTTCATATTGTTGTACCTGAAATGCTAGTCTAACTCTTACAAAACTTATATCACTAACAGTGAAAGTTCTTGAAATAGGTATATTATATTTTACTTCTGTATTAACACTGGTTTCAGATGTAAGTCCTTCTTTAACGGTGGCATCTAATAGTCTTTGTGAACCTGTACCATTTCTACTATCCCACTTAAAGCCCGTAAAGTTTTTACTACCATCACTATTACCTACAGGCGTTCTATCCAAATAAATAGAACGATCGCCTTCTAATAAGCCTTCTATTGGACCTTCTGATAAAGCTTCTACTACTACGGCTCTTGCAGAACTGAGTGCCGTATCAGGATCTACGTCAGGGTTTTTAGATTTGCCGCCACCACCGTTACTAGAAAAAATACCATGTTCGCCTACAAGATATGTATGGTAGTCATCTACAACAAAATTGTACACAGTGGTTCTTTCTAGTTCTTCTTCTACCTTTAGTAACGGTCTGTATTCTAAATATTTGTCAATAAAGAATTCGTCTATATTCCATTTACCAATTTCTTTGAAAGAATTACGTTCTGTATAGAACGCATGATTTGGAGTTGCTATTACATAACCACCCCAATAGGTATATCTAAATACTTGTTGGTCGTGGTGAATGTTTGTAGATAATACTTTTTTGATAGATATTTTATTTTCGGGAGAGAAACAAAATACTTCATCCCCTGTTTTTATATTTTGTATGGGTATTAATCCTAATGGTGTCTGTATAAGAGTATCACCACTAAGACATCCTCCTCCTTCACCCCAAAACTCATCAAATTTCATCACGATCCACCTACATTAGTGGCTGTGATGTACGATCGCACGGTGGCAGATAATACCATAGATGGCGCTAGCATAACACCATATACTACATATATACGTTGTCCTATTTCTGCTGTGTTGGAAACGCCAGAAAATATAAAAGATTTTTCGTTCTCTTTATCAGCATCATTTTTAGGTTTTTGTCCCATTAAGCCGGATACAAGTAATAAAGAACCTGTAACGATTAATTGAACGGCACTCAGACCTAATAAACCCCCAGAGAATATCAGTCCTCCAGCAATAAGAGCTGTACCAAGGATTATTTTTCCTACTTTACCAGCACCACTAGGTAAAGCTGTAATATGAACACTTTTATCTTTTACTATAGGATCTGATAGTTCATCTTCTCCTATTTCATAATTTCCGTGTCTGACTTTGAAGAATGTACCTTTTTCTGTTTCATCTAGGATGAATTGTCTGAAGTCTTTGAAATTAACTTCTAGAAATCTAACACAATCTTTGGTGCTATGCGCTACACATCTAAATTCTTTACCATATTTCTTTCGTAGAGAACCATGTAAATAAATAGTAGTGTACATCACACCGTCCTTGTTACATATGTTATGTTGTAACCAATTGTATTTGCACCATTGAGATTAATAACAAGAGCTGTATTCGCTGCGAGATCTAAAGGTGAATGAGGATGATACTCAACGCGATCTCTAAAACCAACTGTACCTTTTGCTGACAGTAAAACTCTCCTGCGATCTGTAGATGTACCACTTCGAACGATCACTAATGTTTCTACAGCGCTTTCGTTTTGAAGTTCTAAATTTAGTATTCTGATATAGTTACCACTACCAGGAGCCGCTACAATCGTATTGTTACCACTTGTAGAGATGGTTCCGCTTAGGTACACTTCAGCGATTCCATAATTTCCCATGTCAGCAAGCACCTCATCATAAGAATGAGGTGTGTATATAGGCACCGAACCAGACAACCCTTTATCTTCTGAAAGGAGTATAGCCGGATTGGTATTACCGTCTAAAACTGATATGTTCCTGGTAGGCATTTTTTTAGTTTATATAGCTAAGGTAACTATATCATAACAACGTTTTCGTTTCTGAAAGGTAGTCAAAATATGTACCTTACAGGGTGTGTTACAGCATACTTTAGATCATCGGGATTTTGTAGTTGTTCTCCATGTTGTGTACAATATACTTCATCCCATTGAACAGGTGTTACGCCTAGTCTATTAGCCACATCATCTAAAACAAGATTTTCTCTGTATATAGATTCGTCACATACAGGGTCGGCAAATTTCCTGTGTCTTGTATATCTATCGTAGAAACTTTCTGGCGTGCGATATTCGTCACTTAATAATAACTCACTATTGTATATTTCTTTGATCACATTTCTTTTCATACCGAAACAACCACCAGAGATGAAATCGAATCGTCTAGAAAGATATGGTATAGCTAAGAGTTTTACATGACCTATCCAATCACCTTCTGGGATGTAACTAAAAGATCGCCACATATAAGAATCGGGATCTAATTTGATAACAAGATCGCTAGTTGTATTATTAAGTACGCATTTGAAATTACGTTGTGTAAATTCTGGTCCTACATTTTTTAAGCGATCGCCTTTTATTAGTACAAAAGGAGGAGAATCAGGGAACATGCGATCGTGATAGTCACGTATATTATTGATGGAATAAAGGTTTGCTTCTCCATCACATATTATTACGATTTCTGAACTCGGATAAAATCTACGAAGTTGGAAAAGTAGTCTACAGGCGTAGATCTCGTTTTTGTAGATATTAAAATAAAAACTAATAGATTCCATACGACTTATGAGCTATCCAAAGTTTACCGGTTTCATAATTGCCAAAAAAACTGAACATTTGATTAGTGTTATCATTTGAAGAGAAAAGATAATAAACATTATCTGGCATATACGATACATGTAATTGTAACACTCTGTTTTCTCGAGACGGTCTTCTTTCAGGAATTCCTTGTATTCTCATAGGATCGAAATCAACTAACCCATTACCTCCTGATACATACACAGCCGTTTTATACGGTATAGTTACATCCCTGAATCTAAAATATGAGTCAGATTTTTTACTAGTATATATAGCTGGAATGTAGAACCACTTGGGAGATCCAGACCTTCTTACACCAATGTAGAGTTTAGGAGAATTAACAGAGACGATGGGATAATTAGGATCGTCCGTACTAATTGCATAATATTTATTCAACGTTGTATTTGTTGGTGTTAAGCCGTTGGTATTACCGGGAACGTTTAGATAATATCCTACGGAGCCTAATTGATGGTGTATTGATATACCTCTTCCTTCCCTTGGGTCGAATAAAGGTGTATGTGTAGGAGGTAAAAAAGATCTTGTTATTTGTACATTTCCTTCGTAAATGTTGTTGTTTTGTCTACCGTTTTCGACACCGTAAACAGAACTACGAGTAAAATCATCTTCGTTCAAATAGTCCCAATTGAATGTATCAATGTAAAAAACATTGTTCAATCCGTATGCAACTTCAAAATATACATCATATAAGATTGATGTGAAAGGCATAAAAACTCCTAGTTAACCGAATTAGGATAGATCTACAATATCCATGTATATCATCATGATGCAATTACTAAAATATCCATTCTGATCTGGTATAGGTGCATTATACCCATATATACCACATTCTATAGTAGGACTACCACAACAAGAGCTCGTTATTTGTTGTCGTAAAGGTGTTCTTATCGACTCAGTACAACTAGGATATGTTAATTGAGCTTTATAAAATGCCAAATGTGTTAAAAAATTGATAACGCAACTATGAGTTTTAGAACTATAATCTTTTAATGGTTCTCCAATATAAATCTCATTATCTTTAGACCAGCTACCGTACATAACACTAGACAAATTAACATCGAACTGTTTCTGTAAATATTCGTATGTTCTTAAAATCAATCTAAAAGTTGTGCCGGAGTCTTCCCCATTAAGATTGGCCCACAAAGCGGATTCTCCTATTAATGCTTGCGTAGCAGGGTCGTTACCTGGATAAGGGAGATTATTCTCTGAAAATCGTACTGGGGGAAAATCTGGTTCTATGGAACACCATGTTCCATCTATCCAATTTAACCAGTCCATTAACATTTTTTGTAAAACGTCAAATTTGGTGTTTGAGTAATAAAGAGCTTTTGCTAACCAAAAACCAAATTGAGCTTGAGAGAAACCTAAATCCGATTCTTCTATCATCGAATTTACATTAGTAATAAAAGCGTCACTGGGAATACTACCGTTTGCTGCGGTGTTCAAGTGCCACTCAGAATCAATTAGAGATATTCTAAATGCGAAAGGACCAAAATCCTCGTTAACTTCTGCATATTTTATCTGAGCTTTAGCTAAGTTGTCGATCGCTGCTAATAATTGACTAGTGTTCGTACCAACCAATCCCCATAAATTTTGGGAGATCAGATAGCGATCGCCATAACGATTAGTTACAGTATTATTTTGTCTGATTATAGAAAATGTGAACAGCTCACTGTTAATAGTATTAGGTGAGTAATTTATAATAGATTGAAATCCAGTTTTTATCTTATTGGATCTCGTTTGCCATATACTATTCTGGGTTATTGAATATAGTTCATCATAAAGTTCCCACAACATCGGTAACCAAGAGGCTCTTATATTAACTTGGTTAGCTGCTAAGGTCGTTACAGAAGGCGGGAAAGTTGTGTAGCCACTAATGTTAGGTGAATAAATCTCGAACAATTGATTAGTTTGTATAGATCCAATTGGAGATCTTACGTTTATTAACCAATGAGGTAACGTGCTATTACCATTGTAATAATAAGTTTCTATAGCCTCAGCAAGTGATAATGATCTATCTAACCACGTTTGATCGTCCAGTAGTTTATACCCGTTGAGGAAGGCCATCGACATGTTTATTTGGTCGTATAACGTTCCACCTTGCCAAGGTACATCTATACCAGCTCCCTGATGCCATTGCTTAGTGACTAAATTATTATTTGAGATCAACAACGGAGGTTGGAAAGAAATTTCTGGAAATACTTCAAATTCAAATTCTAGAGAAGCTGTAGCATTTTTATCATTGCTCGTCAGTGATGACTTGATGGCATTGTTACCAGAATAAACGGGTGATTGTGTGATTTGCCACCAATTGTTTATCCATCCCGGTGGGATAATACCACCTTCAAAATCTTGATTCAGATACGTGGTGGTTATATTTTCTCTAGTGTTAGCATTACCAATGACCACACTATCGATCGCAACAACTTCGTTTTGTACACTAAAACCACTATCCTTTTCGTGTAAAAATCTTATTTTATATCTACCTTTCTTTTGAAAAGTATAGGTGAAATTGGTCCATGGATTCGGAGATGCACCTCCGTAGTAATCGTAATAACCTTCAGAACTACTACCAGCACCACTTTTTATTAAGACATCTTTTTTAATACCATCAGGTTCGATGACTTGTATTTTGAAAAAATCAAAATAAACTTCTGTGGCGAATGTGTAAAATACATGTAACCAAGTGTTACCTTCTTTTGGCGTAGCGTTATTAGTTATAAGACTATTTACATCTATCGTGGATACATTATCTATAAATACTTTCGATGCCGTAATATCAGATTTTATTTTAGTTATATCTATAAGATCAGAAAGATCGCTACAAGGTGATTCGATATCTTTTATAAACGTGGCTGAGAAACTAAAAGTATCAAATCCTATTGGCGTTATAGACCATTCCGTACA